TAGATGAAATAGTTATCTATTCATCAAACACAGAAGAATTAGTAAAAGAAATAAAAACAAGATACCCTGAAAGATCTATTATTATATATCCAGATCCTGCTTGTCGGCAAAGAAAGACATCTGCAGGTGGTAGAACTGATTTAACAATATTACAAAATTCTGGAATGACAGTAAGAGTTAAAAATACTCACCCTCAAATAAGGGATAGAATTAACGCTGTCAATTCAAGACTAAAGAACACAAACGATCAAAGAATGATGTTTATAGACCCTAAATGCAAGAACATTATTAGAGGATTGGAAAGACACCTTTATAAAGAGGGAACTACGCAACCTGATAAGGATAGCGGCTTTGATCACATGAATGACGCCATAGGCTATGCAGTAGATTATTTGTTCCCTATAAGAAAAAATTATAACAAAGAATTACCTACAAGATGGAGCGTTAAATAATGTACATAATGAATCAAAATATGGAATCATTAATTCGAAACAAAGAATTTATGGAAAACCGACACGATAACTATGATCTAATGATACCTAGATGGAATTTTTATTTAAGATCATACTTAGGTGGAGATGAATATAGGTCTGGTGGTTTCTTACACGAATACGCATTAGAATTAGATTTAGAATATCAAAATAGAATTAACTACACACCAATAGACAACCATTGTAGAAATATTATAAGTATTTACTCAAGTTTTCTATTTAGAGTACCACCAACAAGAGATTATGGAGCATTAAACAATGATCCTAGTTTAGAATCATTCTTAAATGACGCAGATCTTGACGGACAGAACTTTAATGCGTTTATGAAAAACGCACAAACTTACGCAGGTGTTTATGGAAATGTATGGTTGTTTGTAGATAAACCAGAAAGCAACGCACAAACTAGAGCAGAAGAACTAAATCAAGATATACGACCTTACTTAACAATGGTAACGCCTGATAATGTTATGGATTGGCACTATATGAGAGCGGCAAGTGGTCGTTATGTATTAGATTATTTAAAAGTAAGAGAAGAAGTTACCTCAGATGGGGCATATTTTAGAATATGGACACCTAATGATATCTCATATGTATTTGTACCAGAGAGAGGTAAGATTAAAGTAATAGAAGTAAAGCCAAATCAAATAGGTACAATACCTGCTATTTGTTTATACAATAAAAGATCACCACGACAAGGTGTAGGCATTAGTGATTTAACAGATGTTGCATTATTGCAACAGTCTATCTATAACGAGTTATCTGAGATGGAGCAACTTATCAGATTATCTAACCACCCTAGTTTAGTTAAAACACAAGGTGTAGAGGCTAGTGCAGGTGCAGGAGCAATCGTATCTATGCCAGATGATCTTGATAGTGGATTAAAACCATATCTATTACAACCGAGTGGATCTAATTTAAGTGAAATTAGATCATCTATTGAACAGAAGATAGAAATGATAGACAGAGCAACACACATGGCAGGTGTAAGGCAAACTAAAACACAAGTACAATCTGGCATAGCTTTACAGACAGAGTTTGAAAATCTTAATTCTACATTAAGTGAGAAAGCTGATTTATTAGAAAACGCAGAAGAACATATATGGTCTTTGTTTGCTAAATGGCAAGGTAAAGCATTTGATGGTGAAATAGATTACCCTGATAGCTTTAATTTAAGAGATTATGCNTCTGATCTNCAATACTTACAACTTGCTAAAGCTAGTGGCGTTAGATCTAGTACATTCCAAAAAGAAATAGACAAGCAAATAGTAAGTGCTGTTATTGATGATGATAGCATAATCAGCGTAATAAATGACGAGATTACAGCACAAACAGAAGTCGGAGTATTTGAAACAGCACAGACCCAAGCAGAGGTAGAAGAAGAATAATGAAAATTTCTGAGGATACTCCTGTAAGTATGCCAATGAAAAATTTGATATTTATTATTAGCAGTATTTGCATAGGCTCTTGGTTTGCATTTGGAGTAATCGAACGATTAAATATTATAGAAGTTGAGCTACAATTAATGCAACAAGACTTACTAGAAGCAAGTACACAGAAACCAATAGATCAAGAACAATTTATGTTATTAGAATATCTTGCTAAAGATCAAGATAAACTTAAAAGCAATGTAGAAGAAGAAATGCCACAAATACAAAGAGTAGATATGCAAGTGCAATTCTTAGAAGAACGCATAATAGATCTAGAAACTTTAGTTGATAAACTAAGAGGAAACGGAACACACTAATGATTGAAATGGTATTTGTATTGTCTATGTATATTCTAGAAGGCGATAACAAAAGATTAGATGGTTGGTATCATCAACCAAGTTTGTCAGTTTGTTTAGAGGGTAAAAGAGTTGCCGAAAGATCAGCAGGAACACAAGTGCAATATACTTGTACCTTAGAAAAAGGTGTAATGGTAACAGATAAGACAGGTGTAAGACATCTAGATAAAATTATTAAAGATTAATGGATAAAATTGAAGAACTTGCACAATTACGAGAAAATCTTGTAGATGACATAGAAACAAGGCATATAAATAGATTAAATATAGCTTTAGAAAATTTAGAAAAAGATGTTGTTAAACTTGTTAACACTTTACCATTAAGAGAAAATAAATTATTTGAAGCTAGATTAGCAGTAGAATTAAGACCTAAATTAAAAGCCTTAATAGATAAACACTATGTATTGTGGGCTGATGGTACTGTAAGAGAATACGACAAAGTTGCTAAAATTATAGTAGATAATATGAAAGTATTACCTATATCTGAAAACTTTAAAACACTTACTGAATTAGATATAGAAACAATTACTAATTTAAAGCGTGTAAAATTTACAGGTTTTTTAGATATAGCAACAGAAACTACTAACGCATTGGCTGATGAGATTTATCAAAGTACAATAAGTGGTAAGCCATTTGAAGATACTGTTAAAACTTTGCAACACAGAATAAATGGTGTATACATTAAAGCAGATCAAGATGAAATTAATGATCTTGTAGAACTTGTTGCAACTACAACTGATGAGACAGTAAAATTAAAAGCAATAGAAAAGTTGCATACTGTATATGGTGCAGATAGAGTTGGAAATAATATGCGTAGATATGCTAAACAATTAGCACACGATAGTTTAATGGAATTTGATGGTCAGTTTACTAAAGCGAAAGCAACAGAAGCAGGGCTAACAAACTTTCTTTATTACGGAGACATAATCGGAGATAGTAGAGATTTTTGTATTCAAAATAGAGGAAAGATATTTTCAGAAGAAGAACTTAGAAATAAGTGGTCATCTGAGATTTGGAAAGGTAAATCAACAACCGATCCTTTTACTAGTAGAGGTGGATATAATTGCCGACATCATCTACAACCTACCGACCCAAGTTGGTATAACGATAATGGCGATCTTATAATATAGGAGAATAACTACTATGGCTGACGAGCAAAAAACGGAGATCGAGAATACTGAATCTCTAGAAACAATACAGGAAGTTGAAAATCAAGAAAAAATGGTTCCTCAATCGGAATTTGATAAAATACTTGAGAAAAGACTAGCGAGGGAAAGAGCTAAAATTGAGAAAAGATTTAATGGTATTGACCCAGACGAAGCAAGAAAACTCTTAGAAGAAAAAGAAGCAAAAGAGTTAGAAATGCAAAAACAACGAGGTGAATTTGATAAAGTATTAAAAGAAACTGTTTCTAAAAAAGAAATAGAGATATCTCAATACAAAGCCGAGTTACAAAAAGTACGAATTGATGACGCATTGATAAAAGTAGCAAGTGAACAACAAGCTATTAAACCAGAGCAAGTAGTTAATTTGTTAAAAAACAAAGTTCAATTAGGAGATGATGGTAAACCAGAAATTGTTGGTGAGAATAATGCACCAATGTATAATGATAAAGGGGAGCCATTAAGTATAAAAGAATATGTTGGACAGTTTTTAGATGACAATCCTCATTTTAAAGTTGCAACACCTAGTGGTGCAGGTTCTAAATCGAGTGTTGGTGGCGATACGCCCAAGCCTTTGAACTTGGCGGAACTAAATATGAATGATCCAGAAGATAAAGCCAGATATATGGCATATCGTAAAGAGAAATTCAAAAATTATTAACAACAATAGACATTAAGGAGAAATTATTATGTCAAACGAAACAACAACGTCTACATTAGACGATTTGATCTCCCCATTGGTTGCAGAGGCTCTATTTGTAGCTTCAGAGCGATCAATTATGAGAGGTCTTGTAAGAAATTACACAATGCCTAAAAATTCAGGCAAGGTACTACAAGTGCCAATTTACCCAACTGTAAGTGCTGCAGCTGTTGCAGAAGCAACTGACCTAAGCAACACAGCAATCTCAACTTCAAAAGTTGATTTAACTGTGTCTGAGGTTGGAATTATGACAACACTAACTGACTTTGCAAGAGATGTATCAGAAAGTGATGTAGTAAGAGATCTAGGAAAATTATTTGGTGAAGCGATTGCCAAAAAAATTGACAAAGACTTAACTGCATTATTTGGTAGCTTTTCAGTAGGTGTTGGTAGTGCAACAACAGTAATGTCAGCGGCACTTATCTTTCAAGCAGTAGCTAAACTAAGATCGGCTGGTGTACCAGGTGATGATCTTGCATGTGTGGTACACCCACAAGTTGCATTTGATTTAAAATCTGGTCTAACAAATACATTTGCTAACCCTAACGGTGGCGATCTACAAAATGAAGCTATGAGATCTGGCTTTGTAGGTCAAATTGCAGGTGTAAGTGTTTACGAAACATCAAACATGACTGATTCATCAAGCAATGATCCGGGATCAACTGGTGATTATAAAGGTGCACTTTTCCATAAAGATGCACTTGGATTGGCAATGATGCAAGACCTTAAAATTGAAACTCAAAGAGATGCTTCAATTAGAGGAACTGAAATTGTCGCTACCGCTGTTTATGGCGTAGGCGAACTACACGATTCATATGGAATTGAAATAGAAGCAGATTCTTCTATTCAATAATATCTATTGGATTGATCAATACAGGGGGGGGATTATTCCCCCCTCTAATTATTTACAAGGAATTTTATTATGGCATTTGCAACAAGAAGCAGTTTAATTATATATCAGCCAGATATAGGTGATATGGGTTTATCGACAGGTGAGCAAGACGCATTTGTTACTCAAGCAATAGCAGATGTTCAAAGAGATATTAGAAACAAATGGTGGTCAGTTTATCATAGCAATCAATCAAGAAACAGAAGCTATGCAGGTGGCATAGAGATTGATCTAACTTTACTTACTGATTCACAATGGACAAGGGCAACAGTTTATAGAACATTAGGGTATTATATTTGCCCTGCATTAACTAAGTTTAATTCACAAGGTGATGAAGATAGATTTCAACAAATGGGATCTTATTACCG